ACTCATTAGATTTTTTATACGAATAAAGACATGAAAACAGATATAAAAATAAACTTAAGACCAGGGCAGACCGTTATAATAACGAGAGCTCCAAAAGGAAAGGACAAGTTTGAACATAATTTTAAACTCGCTGAGGTGGTCGAATTTGTTCGGCCCTTAAACATGTTCGGCCTTGAACTATTCGAGTTTACGAACGGTAAAATCACGAATGTTGTTTATTCGGGCCATTTTGTAGCGTTATGAAAATAGAGAAAATAGGAAGGCTCTTGACCATGGACGCTCTCACTTGGAAAGCCGGAGGAGTTGAATTTCTTATAACTGGCACGCAAATAGTCGAGGGTGTTTGTTGGGTCGATTTTAAGAACGTAGAAACCGGTGAGAACTTCACGCGAGAGCATCAACTATTATGCAGACGAATCGCAGCGGCTCAGGATAAGCCAAAGGTAGAACAAAAGAAAAAGCCAACAAAATACATTCAAACGGGTATAAATTTGTAACTTCGTAACCTATGAAAGAAAGAATAACGTTTATTGAGGCTATTTGGTTAGTCTTATTTTTGGTACTACTTTTAAAATACAATTTTACGCTGCTTTGCTTTGTTATTGTATTGTTTCCCCGTTGGATTGTGTTAATCGATAACATTCGAACGGGTTCCGCTTTCCGTAAATCGGGAATGAAAAAAGAAGTACAGGACATTGAAAAAGAACTAACCGACAAAATTAATGGAAAATAGAAACTTTTTAAGATGGGTCGGGTCAATCCCTCGAATGATATTCGGTTATGAAGAGTACGAAGAGGCGACGCCCGGGTTCGGGTCAGTGTTTGAACCTCAGAATTTAAAGCCCGAAACGGTGAATTTTAAAAAGGGTAGATACAACAGAGAACGAAGACGCGGAGGAGCTTTTGTTTTGCTGGATTTGTATTCGTCTAAATATTTAAAGCGTGATTCTAAAAATAATTTCTTACTTTGCGAGTTAGAAGAGGCGAGTCTATTTAAGTTCAAGAACATTGAATTCGCCATGAATTGGGCGTTACTGTCTCAGCCTAAAATCAAAGTCGACTATCGCTTAGTTATTAAAGACAGTAATAACGACTTAAAAACCGTTTAACATATGGGAGCAGGCAGACCGAAAAAGACAGTAGCGGCAACATTAAAAAAGGGCTGGCAAGACGATATTATAAACTTATACAAAATCGGCGCGTCAGATATAGAGATTAAGGCTTATATTTGGGAAACAACCGGCTCTTTTTCTTGCGACCTTTGGGAACGTTGGAATAAAGAGGAAAAAGAATTTTCAGAAATTGTCAAGGCTGGAAAAATGATTTCAAACGCATGGTGGGAAAAGAACGGCCGCGAGAATATCCAGAATAAGGGGTTCAATTATACTGGTTGGTATATGAATATGAAAAACCGATTTGGATGGAAAGATCGCCAAGATATTACAAGCAATGACAAACCCGTCGATAATAAATTTTCCGTTAAAATAATCAAACCCGACTAGATGCCAATAGTTGAAGGTACAATCGTATTTGATAAAAATTGGGAAGCATTAAATAAAACGTGCGAAAGTTGCGCGGGTGTTAAATCTGTCGAGCCTTGCGCTTGGTGTGCCGATTCCGGTAAGCATTATAAATATATTATTAATCGCGGTTCGTCTAGGTCTTCGAAAACAATTTCAATAATAGATTGTTTAGACTTTTACAACCGTGAAAACGAAAACAAAAGGCTAACCGTTTGGCGTGATACTAAAAGAATTTGCGTAGACACTGTGTTAAATGATGCAAAGAAACATTTTAAACGGACGGCTCGCTGGTTAGTCGGTCAAGTATTCAATAAGACGGACAAGAAAATAACCTATTCAGATTCAGATAGCACTATAGAATTTTTCGGAGCGGACGACGAGGAGACCGTTCACGGACTTGAGCAAGATGGTGCCTGGTTCAATGAGCCTTACAAAATCTCTCGCGAGGTATTCGATCAGGTCGACCAAAGGACGAGCGAGTTCGTTTTTATCGACTACAACCCAAAAAAAGGGCATTGGGTCGAGGACTTAATCAAAGATAAACGTTCAATTGTGATAGACTCAACGTTTTTAGATAACCCATTTTGCCCGCCAGAACAGAAAAACAAAATACTTTCTTATAAGCCCGTATCAATGTGCGTGGCTGTGCGTGCTGATTCTATAGGGAAGTCTGACGCAATGGAATATAACTTACTCGAAAACGCGTTAAAATTAGACGCCGCAACCCTGGACGACTTAATACTATGTCGAGAGAACGAATCTAAGAATTCTGCGAGCGCGTTTAAGTGGTCTGTATATGGTTTAGGATTGAAAGCTGAGCGCCCTAATAGGATTTTCAGATGGCACCCGATAAGTTTAGAAGATTACCAGGCAATTGATAAAAAGATTTATGTCGCGACCGATTGGGGGAAAGTCGACCCGTGGGCGATAGTCGAGTTTAAATATTTAGACGGGTCGTTATACTGTAGGGAGCTAAATTATAAATCTGAAAACGAACTCCGCGCGGGAATGAGTTCGACAGAGATATCACAAATTTCGGGCGAAGAGGAGGGGATAGTTTCGTATATGTTCCGAAAAGTTGGAATCGAAAAGACGACCGACATAGTGGCCGACAATAATCGACCGCTGAAAATCGTAGCCGCTAGGCGTGCGGGTTGGATATGTAGCCCCGCTGGAAAGCTTAAAGGGTCAATTATAGACGGGATTTCGATACTTGAAGATATGGACGTTTATTATACGCGCGAATCTGAAAACATTGAGTACGAACAAGAAAATTATTCTCGTAAAGTGGACCGTCAGGGCGAGATCTTAGAGGAACCAGAAGACAAGGACAACCATACGATTGACGCGATTAGGTACGGAGCTTTGAACTTGCAACGCTTAGGGATTATAAATAAAGTATAGCTACAGCCCTCGCCAATCCTACAAAATCAAAATTAATTCAAATAAACTTTTCGAAAAGCTTTGTTATTGTTTCATTATGTTGTAGATTTGTTCAAAACGAAAAAAAATGAGTTTACAAAAAATATTATTAACCTTAGCGCTCACGATATTTATTTTCGCGGCCTGGTTTATTTGGCCGGTGTCGTTCTTTGTGACGGTGTTTGTTGTCTTTGCTTTGTTCTTAGACGCTCAAGCGCATAAAGTTAAAAAGAAATGATTTATTCAATAAACCTACTCAAAAAAAAGAAAGCCGAGCTAATAGACACGTTCGAGCACGTTTTAGAGGTTAAACGGCATCACAAACGCCAAAGGTCACAGAAAGCATTTAACGGGTTTAGTGATGAAGCCGACGAGAATATGAAGCTGATAAACGATAAAATAAAACAATTAAACCGCTCAATCGACATATTGAGCCAATTTGTACAGTAAAAAACTATTTTGTTTCGTTGACAAATAGAGACGGGCGGCTTTCGGGCTGCTCGGTTTAATTTAACCGCTCATTAATTTGGGCGGTTATTTTTTTGCTTAAAAATTAGGTTGTATTGTTATTATGTTGTATATTTGTTCTAACGAAACGAAAAACAAACATTATGACAATTTCAAACTTTATTACAATTTTAGAAACTGAGCAATTCGAACATGATTTTTCTGACTTAACTACTATTAGTTTATTAATCGAAGATTCTGGAATAAGAATCGACTATGAAGGTGACACGATAGACGGCGAGAGATATTTAAACTCTATCAATTCAATTTATTGTGGCGATCTCGAGCTAGAATTTTCGGATACTCAAGCGGGAGCGATTAGAGAATTATTAACTTCGGACGGTTGGCTTTAAAAGCCGATTAGTTCGCGGATTTCCTCCACTGAAAAACCTAGACCCTCGCCCGCTAATATCGCAGCGGCGCGGGCTTTTCGCTCTAATATTTGAGACTCTCGCACTCCGTCAACTTTCATAGCTGGCAAATGTGAGTAATTTAAACGAAGCGTTTCGCCTTTATCTAAAAGCCCCCAGCGCTTAGATAATCCGTTCGCTAAGTCGTGCGCGATTGGCTCGATAGTATTTTGTATAGCTTGCTTTTCACCTTCTGACACGTTGTTAAACGTTGAGCCTTGACCCGTCGAAGATCTCGAAAACATATTTTCATTTGCTCCGAATAAGTCTATAATCGCTTTTTTGTTTGCGTCGACCTCTTCGAATAATAATAAATCTTTTG